AAGATTTATTAATGCCAAGAAAGGATGGCAACCTTACGGTAGCCCTTTCAATATGGGGAATTTTGTTGGTTATGACAAGAATGTTGACGTGTTACGTACGCACGTAGGTCAAGCAATGGTCAAATACAAGTGATAACCATATGAATATCAGACTAATATCACCAGAGAACAAATCAATCCCGATCACTTTAATGCGTTTTGAGAACGACCAAGGAGGTTATATTGAGACTACGGGTAACGATATCAATGAATATACAAAGTATTTAGTTCCATTTCTAAATATTAATATTGAAGTGACTAATCTAACAAGTCATCATTCAAGATTCAATTTTAGCCTTACCAAAGGTTGATACCGATGGTGATTCAATTCCCGGTTTCAAGTCAGAACGATGTGTGACAATTTCCGCAAAGTCATGAGCCATGTTACCAATCTCAGGATCAGAGTTTGCCTTTTCACGATGTTCGGGACTTGCGAATTTATACATCAACTTGAATAGTAATTTCTTATCATCATCCCAGCCTAAATCCCACGCAAATGAAGAAGCCGAACAAGCCGTCACATCCAAGCCTTCTCCGTCTCCTTTGTGGTTATCGGCTTGTAGATTCGGGCTGGATGGACTATGACGTTGTGTATCAATTTTATTTTTCATATATTTTTATTGTATTCTAGTTTTTAAGACTTGATAGGATGTATTCCATCTCAAAATCTCCGCTCTTTGTAATGATGCATCCAACTCCCAACTTGGAATTGATCTTAAATATGTTTCCAGTCTTGGATACCTTAGATAACAGCTTGAGATTGTCGATCTTAAGAATGAATGATTCCAATTCAAAATCCACTTCATCTCCCACAATACTCAGAGTATCGCTATTGGGAACCGTCTCATCCCCCAGCTTCCACACCAACGAATCATTCTCAGTGAAGAGATAGAGCTTGTTGGTGTTTGTGATGGATGATTTCTGAAGAACGCTGGAAAGGAACTCAAAATCCAAATCAAATTGAAGATTGTATTCAAAATTACGAATCTTTTCCAGAGACAGCTTTGGTTTGGTGATCACACCATCCTCATGGAGATGATACTTAAACTTCAGGGACTTGTCTTTGTATTCCAGATGATTATTATTAAGCTTCAGCTTGATGTCATCGGAAGAAATCATATCCAAAGCTTTGGAAAGCTTCTTCAAAGACGGTAGATTAAGATTCTTATTCTCATACTCCCCTGAAAGGTAAGCATGAGCAAACATGGAATTATCCTCACTAGAGGCAATCCCATGAATACCATCGTCTCTTAATTCTAGAACACAGGTGTCATGGATTTGGCCGAGGCTTTGGAGTAAGAACTGGAACTCTTTCTTTTTCAGGTTTAGCTGCATATTGCTTTTCTATCAGGCTATTTTGTTTTGTCAACTTTACGGAAATTTCTTTTAGCAAATTGATGACGATATCCATCTTGGATGGCTCCAGATTCATTTCCAACTGTCCATCATCCACTTTTTGTGGCATCGTGTCATATTGGGGAACTTCTGGGGGAGGTGGGGGTGGATAATATTGTGGTGGTGGTAGAATATTGACTACCGTTGGTGGTTGTTGTTGAAACCGCTCCCGTTTCTGTTGCTCTTGATATTCAGCAATACCCCTTTTGAGGGTGTTGGTATTAGTAGCCAATGTTGTTGGATTGTTGATCATCAACGAATCAATGGCGGCACTCTCCCCAAGTAGAGCAGCCATTGTTTTATATTCTTCTGGAATGTTTGGATTCATATATTTAAAAAGTAAACCCCCCCCACCGACTTGATGGGGAGGGAATTGGGTTAGTCGTCCAGCCCTGCAAGGAGTTCGTCAATATCGTCGTCCTCTTGCTTCACAACTTTATTGGTTTTTACCGCTGGTTTCTTTTCTTTATGAGTCATTGGAATCTCATCATCATCATCTTCAACCACTTCTTTCTTGGCTTGTTTCAGAGTCTTTCGCTCTTCCTTTTCTTCACCAACGAAGAAGTGTTCATTGAGAACTTCCTGAAGCTCATCATAAGTCTTCACGGAATACACCGCTTCCAGATCATGAATCTCCGAACAAATCTTTTCAATATCATCCTCATCTAGAACAGTCTTGGATTTGGTGGTGATTAAAGAGGATTCAAATGTAGTGTATTCCCCTTTCTTCTCAGCCACGATCTTGAAATCATGTCCATTGGTTGGGTCAAATATATCCCATCCAAGTTCATCGGAACGCTCCCCTTCAGTTGCTTCATCAATAATCTTCTTGAGTTGTGGTCCCATGCGAAGAATCTTGACCGTGCCATTATTTTCCGGCTTGGCAGGATCGTTGATCACATAGACATTGACCAACCATTGCTCCTTTTGAGAGATTTCCGCCTTGTATTCCTTATTCTCAAGCTTGGGATTTGCTTCCTTCCAGCTTTTGTATAGCTTCCAACGAAGCTCAGAGATTGGATCACGATCTCCCATGGTTTGAAGACCAAGAAAGCTCGTGTATTTACCAGTCGCCTTACTATTGAATCCATGCACCCAATGATGAAATAGACTCTTCTCAGGATCTTCCACATTGGGAATAAGCCTAAGCGTGTAGGTATTCCCTGCTGGAAAACTCATGATATTGGAGAATTGACCCCCCGATGAATCACTGTTCTTGTTTAATGCCGCTTTGATCGAATCGAACATAGCTGCGCCGAATTTGCTTTTTGTTTTTGTGTTGCTCATATTGTTTTATTTTATTTGTTGATTTATCTTTTCAGTTGCTTGTTTAGAGAATTCCTTCATTTTCTTACTCAGGTGAAATTTGTTTTTTGTCTTTTGAAACGTTATCCAAAAATCTGAGAATATAAAATCCAGAATCCGGTTCTCCACCTCGATTTTTGAGATACCCAAAGAATGCAACGCATACATATTAATGTGATGGTTCTTTAGATGATCAATCATGCAAGGAAGATTACTCTCAATATATAAGGGATATTTCTCCAAAGTCAATCCTCTTTCTTTACAAAAGTTCTTAATAAATTTAAGGCTATCAACCAATCTCTTGAGAGAGCTTTCGGAATCAGGATCATCCATCTCAATCTTCTTCATATATTGGGAATATGCCTTCTTTGCCTTGGAAGTCAAGAAGAATTCCAAATCGAAATAATCATCATCCTCAAAAATCCTATAAGGAGCAGAGAAATAATCATCGATTTTTATATTATTATAACTATTGAAGAACCTTTCCAGAGAAGCGAGATAATCCAATTTGGATTGATCCATATCGGAGAAATCCTTTCTAATTCGAAATGGTTTATCTCTCATTTTACGGGAGATAGCCAGATGGGAGTTGTAGATTCTTTTTTGGAAGTCAGTCATATATATTTTAATTTAGCACATCCAAATTTATCTATTTCAATGTAAGAACACACCTCATCACAAAAAGAACCACTATTAATATAGGTCATATTATTTTCAACATAAATTTCAGGATAGTGTGTATGACCAGCCAATACGTAATCAAACCCTGAATGTTTTTTCAACATTTTTGTTCTGACATTTTCTTTAGCTTCAATCAAAGATTTACTCCACCCTTTAATTTTTCTGGAAAGATTCTTTATTTTGTCCAATTTCTGAATGTGATAATACATGCCAGTGAAAATCCATGTCACAAATGGTCGGTGATTAATCCAAAAATCGTGTTTATCTCCGTGTTCAACATAAAATTTCTTTCCATTCACCTCAAAGGAATAATTATCAACAAAATACATTCCAGTAATAGCACTTAAAAATTCAACATCAGGATCGTGATTACCTTTAACCAAAATTACTTTATGTGTTTTTGTTAATTTTCTAATTTTAGATAATATTTTCCAATCTTCTTTCTGGTAACGTCTAAAATTATCACTATCGAAAAGATCACCATTTATAATCAAATTTTCAAAATTCTTTTTGAGAATTTCCAACACCTTTTCCCGTTGTGAAACGGGTGTTCCCAAGTGAATATCACTGATAACTACGGTGTTTATCATTTCTGCTTCTTCTTCTGTCAACCGTTTATCCATTTTGTAACAAATTTGCTGTGCAATATAGTATGATCGAGTGATTCTATATATCTACGCCTTTTTTGGATGTTTTACGCTTATCTCCATGTATATATTTGGCATTTCGAGTCCATTTTGTGACATACTTCGATTTGCAAATCGATTGATCTTGTTCTAGAAACATTTTAACCAATTCCTGATCAGAGTCAAGTGACAAGATAGTTTTCAGGATCGTTTTCAGCTTCTCCTCTTGAAGAGTAGTTACAAAAACGTTCTGGATGGACAATTTTTTACCTTTGATATGGTTCACGAAGGAACAGTAGCACAAGAAAAGATGATCACTTTCTCGATTAATTATGTTTTTAGAAGGATCATTCATGATTAAAATGTATTGATGGAATATACCATTCGTTTGGTAACGTGTTCATATATTTTCCATAAGTGTTTCACTAAATTTTAAAAATTCCTTGGTGATCTTTCCACCTGATGCCCATTTGCCGCCACCACCGTCACACAGATTAGCAGCCATTTTAGCAATGTCAACATCCGAACCCTTGTATTTTCTAAAAGAAACGAATTTTGTATCAGGATTCATCACGATCACAGCGTCTACTTCGTAATTTTTCATAATGGAATGAGATAATTCATTCACGGAGAACTTAGAAATCGTGGAAATAACCTTAAATCCTTCCAATTCTCCTGTAAATAGCCGAATTTGATCCAATTCTTTTTCTAATTCCTTGAAAAAGCTATCCGCAAGCTTAACTTCCGTGGTTGTGAACCCATCAAAGCCATTCCAGAAGCAATTTACAAAATTAATGAATTTATTTACTCCCGATTTACAATAAAGAGCGTTCAAATACTTGGTTTCTTCGTGTTTTAGTTCATAAGAATTATAATCATCGACATAAAGGAAGAATTTCTTCAAATCTTTAGTAAATTCCACTTTTTCTTTGAATTTTTTATAAAGAAGCTTGGTTGTGGATGAACATTCTTCCTGAATCATGGTAGAATCCCACATTTTGAAGTCTTCGGGACGATCAGACACGAATACCACGCGATTATCATCAATCTTTTTGATCAAATCTTGGGTTAATACCATACCAACAATGAAGATTTTATCATAATCTTCTGCATTTTCTTTAGCCCATGGCAGATATTGTTCTTCAAACTTACCAAAAAAACAATGACGATACTCAAAATTTTTAAATATGTTCCCCAAAAGAATTGTTGATCCAATTCCATCCAAATCGCTATTGACCCATGCAAAAATTCGCTGCATGTTATAATTACCAATTTCTATAAAATTGTCAATAGGTGATTCCATATAAGAATCTTAGAATAGGATTGAGAGAAATCAAATAACTCTTGGTTCATTTTTAGATTTAATTACATAGCTACTCATAACCTTGTTATATAAATCAGGTTGAACTTTTTTCAACCTATCAAAACCTATCATAGATTTATTATACATCAAATATGTTCTTATTTTTGAAAATGATTCTTTGCGTTCAACACATTCAGCATCGTAAATATATTTAATATTTCTCTCCAATCTTGTGAATCCTTTATCACCATCCTCATAACCAAAATTTAAATACCACATAATGTTATCAGGATTTTTTGGAGTTGCAGTGGTAAAATACCCAATTTTAAATTTGGTGTTTTCTTTTGGTTCTTGGACTCTGCTTTGTAGGCTATTAAATCCGCGTTGCCCCACTTGTGTCGAACTAGGATTATGTCCAACCGAATATACGGAATATGCATATGCTGGATTGGATGAAAAATAGACTGAATTTCCTATAACTTTGGAATCTTCACCCTTGGAAAAGGGGTCGGGATTTTTATGTCCCCTATACACCAAAGAACCATCTTTAGGTAAAGAATCGAACCCCTCTTTTAAAGAAAATCCGTAATATTTCATCACCTGCTCCAGATATTCGTTTTCATCGTTACGAATATCTTTGGTAATACTTCCACTTCCCATGGTTTGTTTATACTGAACTGCATCATCACGATTTTTTTTATAAGATGCAACATCTTTAATGGAAAAGCTATCATCTTTTCGATCAAACATAGTTCCAAAAGGTCTATTACCTTGCCTTTTTTTTGTGACAAATTCTTCAAAAAATATTTTAAACGATACCATTCTTTTATTTAATCACTCAACTTTTCAAGAAGGCTAAGTTCATTATTATCCATAATTTCTTCCTCATCATCTGCCTGATATATAGAAAGTGTGGAATAATTAATTCTCATGGCTTGTGTCATCCCTCTTGGTCCGAACCTATTTTTCATCATCCCTAGTCTGATAACGCCCATCTCTTGGTCTTCTTCGTTCTGGAAGATAGATACAATTACATCAGCAGTCATAACAATAGCCAAAGACTCAGCAACACCTGACATATCAGGGTTATTTTGTCCAACAGCAGATCTATTCAACTGACATGCCGAAATAAATGGGCATTTATAGATATATGATAATGCTCTGACTTGTTCACAGATGTTTTTACCCTTTTCATAGCTGTTACTACCAGCAGCAGTCATCAAAGTGAGGTAATCAAGCACCACAGCATCAATTCTGATACCAGAATCCTTCATTTTCTTGATAAAAGCTCCCAGTTGTTTTGGTGTAATCGTGGATGGGGGAAATTCCTTGATATAGATGCGCCCATCGGTGTTCTTATGCTCCTCTTCAAGCGCATGTCTAAGGGTAGGAATACAATTACGGAACTCCTTCATGGGAATCTTCGTCACATTGGACGCAATTCTCTTAGCATACAACGTTTCCGACATCTCTAGAGTCACTACAAGCACATGTTTACCTTGGGATGCCATGTTTGCCGCCACATTACCAAGGAAGATACTCTTACCAATGTTGGATTGTCCAGCAAACACATACAATGCCTTACCAGCTTCGGTAAAACCACCATCCACTGCTTCATCTAACCATGGCCATTTGGAAGAGATCATAGTCTCATCACTCAAAATGTCATCAATGATCTTCTCCTTATCCCCATAAAGCTCAATTCCCTTATCAACATTAAGATTGATACCCGCAATCTTCTCAAATTTCTCCACGATCTTGGCAGTATCGGCTTCTCCTTCCGATATTTCTTCCGCCGACTCCAAAATAGAGTGATACATCCCCCGTTCCTTGAGGAATCTTTCAGTATTCTCATACAATTCATCCTCATTGTGATTGGAATCAATCTCCTTGAAGGACTCAATCAGCTTCTTGAAGTTGGTCTTGAGTTCATCAGTGGTGAGATACGTCTTCACCTCTGTGAATGTGGGAAGAGATTGTCGTTTCTCGTAGAAATCAGCAACAATCTCAAAATATTTCGCAATATTCTTGTCCGTGAAATACTTCGGTTGAACGTAATCAGCGATGGAAGCGAGATATGCTCCATTCGTGATTGCGTTCTTCACCAGAACTTTTTCAAAATAATCAAAATCAATTTCACTCATTAGTTACTGTATTTGGAAAGATAATAGGACTCACCAGCTTTCCAGTCTTGACTGAATTCCCGAAGTCCCGGTGATTCGTGAGTAATTATAATATCCCCAACTCCAATTTTCAAGCCTTTTTCTAAAGCTTTTTGTTGCATACAGAGATCATAAAAGTGGAAATCCGATGGACAATCCTCATCAAATCGCACCGTCTCAATTGCCTTTTGATTAAATGCCATAAAAACACCATCAATCATCACTACCCTTTGGGGGTATGAACCAAAGCTGGTCATGTATTTCTTATCCCCATGCTTGTGAGCAACCGCGCCATGTAGATGTCCTTGCCCCATAATGTGCCACAGCGCAGGAGACTTGATTTCTGCTTGAGAACATCCTGCTACACCAACGATATCAAATTCCTTAAATAGCTTCTCCAGCTTTGGGCGAGGATCATGTTCCAGATGAACGTCATCGTGGATAAACATGACGTATTCAAATTTCTCTTTGATGGCTAGGTCTAGACATTCGTTGTAAACCTTGGCAAGTCCTTGGCGATTGTTGAATTTTGGGTGAATGTAATCATCCAGATTCAATTTCAACGCTGTTTGGGCTAAGGGAAAGTGGTAATTATTGCCTTTAGTTGCCGTGAAAATGGCGATATTGGATGAGACGTTGGGATTTTCCATGAGTTCAACTTAACACACGGGAGGATAATGTCAAATTTCTATTAAATAATATCATGCTGGAAGATTTACAACAATTATATGAGGAGATTTTATTGGAATATAGGTCATCCCCCCACCAACTTTCCGATATGAGTCTCAAACAGGCTTACAACGAATGCTATGCAATTTTCAAAGACTTGGGATTCACCACAGCATCCACTTTTGCAATTTGGGATTATATCTATCGCAATCTACCGGATAAAATCAAAACGCCGGAAGTCCAACAATCCAAGAAAAAACATTATGGAACGAATCTTCGCCCATTTATCGTCAACCTAATCAACTCAAATATGACAAAAATAAATCTAAAAGACCTGAAATCCAAGATGTTGGATCGCGATCTGATCAAACAATATCTTGATCGAAATGAGTATC